TGATATTATCATCCCTGGCAGTCCTTCATTTGTTGCTGAACTAAAGCGAAAGGATCACACTCAATCGCGACTGCCATCAGATGAGCTGGATTATCTAGAGGTGGCACAATCGACAGGCTGCTTTGCTTGTGTTGTTTTGGGATTCGATGGATTTAAGGAGGCGTTTGAGCAATGGCTAACTACTCAAGATTCAGATCGCGTGTAACTTTACCGCTTAGACACTCTGAGCGTGACGCAGAGTGGCTTGACAGTATTTTATTGCGCCTATCACCTGCACATCAACTAAAGGCGCGTACAGCCTATTCAGAAGTGTACAGTGATGCTTATGACGCTGAGCCGCTAGAGTACAAAAAGGAAAACGTAGGCAGAAGGACGGCAAACACAAGAATTCGCCAGTATAGCGTTGAGTGCCTTAAGGCATACTCCGCCAATGTTGGGCAATCAATCGAAAATGCACGTGAGTCTGTGAGTGGATTTACTGGATTTTAGAACGGCAGATAAAACAAAACCCGCACTTGGCGGGTTTTTTATTGCTTACTTCTTTTGCCGTGGCTTCATATTCTTAATGCAGCCTTTAGGACACCCAATAGGACGTTTGGCCCGTAGTGTGTCGTAGTCCATTCCACGCATCACGCCATACTTATCCATGGCCGCCAATCGGTCCCATACCTCACGAACTGGCAGGCTATCATTCGTATACAAATAAACTGCCTGACGTGACACCTCAGCATCGCGTGCAATTTGACTAACGTTAGGCTCACAGCCCTTTAAAATTTCCAATAAATTCATAATAAACTCCTTAAATAACTTGATATGAATCTATGATACATGTATAGTTGTTTCAAAGTCAAGAGTGAAACACACAAGGAGCTAGAAATCATGAAAAGCAAGAAAGCAAAACAACTATTGTTGTCAGCATGTTTCCGCGTAACGGATAATCAAGAACTTGTCTGGATAAGTTCGATTGTCATTACTGGTAACGGCACTACATTAACCCATGGCCGCTACCCACGCAATACCGTAGAACTAGGAAAAGAATGCAGCGTCTTTAACTTTTCAAACTCAGAAATGACAGAGGTGTAGATATGAGCCATCGTTGCAACAATCAACCAATTGACGTGAATGAAATCTTAATTCCACCTTACCCAACGCAGTTTTATCAAATTAAGATTTCTTATCAAAAAGGCAAAGAAGCGGCACGTAATCATTATTATGGCGAAGATACGGTCGACCTACCATACGGTGTCAAATCGTGGAATGTATATCCATACCAGGTTACGCGTCCATCTGCTTATTATTCCTGGCTTGCTGGATTTCACGAAGAATTCGCTAATTTAGTGCGTGAGTTTGGTGAGTTTAAAGAAAGCGATGGGGAAAGTTAAATGAAAAAACAAATCATAACTTCTACGGCGCGTCGAATTCTTACTGATTGGAGTTTGTCGCACCTTGACGACATCGTAAAAGGCGGCGGCGTGATTGACTTCTCAGCAATGCTGGTTAAGCTGTGCTGTCTAATTATTCATATCTTTATTATTGCCACGCTTCCTGTGTCGGTTTTCGTAGTGATTTACCTTAGCCGAGTTGCTGAGATAGAGCACCTAAAGTCATGGGTTGAAACCATGCGCAAAGATCGCGGCTTTTTCCGTGAACACCATTACATTGAAATCAAGCGCCATATTCGAGAGAATAAAAAAGAGTGTCATTTAACTTTAAATTGGAAGTAGGGGTGGTATTGTGGTCGAAATAGAGGTAGAGGTCTAAAAAAAAGCCCCATCACAACGGTGGGGCTTTTTATTGTTACAACAAAGTCACATCAAGCGTAACCGCAACCGTATCAGCATTGGCAATATTCGCAATCTCTCGCACCTCAACATCAAACGTTGTTTCAGCCTCAACAGCGGAGTCAATGCGGAATGTCGCACCGCCGCTCGCTAATTCAATCCATTGTTCGTCATTATCTAGCGGAACATCACCGTGTACATTCGTCGCTCTAGCTTCGTAGTATCGACCAATTCGAGTGGCTTGAGTTGTGAATGCGCCAGAGCCGCCGTCACTTGTCGTGTATGAGCCGTCAGAGTTAAACGACACGCTAGCAAAGCCATTACCACCAGTAATCACACCATTAACGCTTATTGTTGCTGGTAGCGCTACTGGTGAGGCGTTAACAGCATTGATGGCGATTGTGTTAGTCACTGCATTTTCTGGCACATCAGTTTGTCGAATGCTAATGCTTAATTGGCAATCAATCGACTCCGGCGTTGCACTAGCACTTAATGACCAAGTAGCGCCAGAGATTGGCAGCCAGCTATCAAGCGTTCCGGCTGGCGTAGTTCCTGCCACTAGCTCTGCCTTGATCTCGTAGTCGCCACCAATGCTAGGCGTAACCCCACCATCAAACCAAAGCGCTGAAAGCCCCTCTAGGTCGATTGTGCCGTCAGAATTAAACACAAGATTAGCCGTTGCTGCGGTGTTTTGCTCGACTTTCTGTGAAACCAATCCATCATTTAAAATAGGCTTACCCGCTGGCGCTTTGATGTCGTCTTTCTCAAACATGCGTGGATCGTATTCTGTTAGCTCGACTTCAACCGTTCCATCTGGCGCTGGCGTGCGTGACTTGAGCGTGTACAAGCTTGCTGCTAAGTCGTCGGCGTCAGTGATAAAATAGCGCGAACTCAATTGCTGATCACCCGACGCCAAATAAGCGCCATTAATACCGCTAGCAATAAAACCGAACTCGGTATCGGAACGCGGAGAACACGTTACAGTGTTTGACGGGTAGCCATCCTCATCTGTCACAAATACGACATAAGAGCGCCCATCAACTGGCTCAAATCGCTCTGTTGTGTCGTAAATGCTGCCATTGATACCAAGAATTTCCCCGTCGAACACGTCCAGATCGTTAATATCAACCCAGCCAACACGATCTAACAGGTCAATACTTAAAGCGTCCCTATACGTCACATCCTTAACTGTTCGGCGTTGATATGCAATTCGTCGAATCTCAAGCTCGGCTCGGTTCGTGGCCTGAAAAATATTGCGACAACCTGCTAGTTTAATTTCCTTTACTACTGTACCAACTTCACCACTAACAACTTCACCGCTAGCAATGTCAAATCGACGATCGACATACGCCTCTGTATTTGATTCATCATCAACATAGATAATACGCACGCTGTCTGAATCATCCGAGCGCTGCGGCTGCCACGCTTGAGCGCCATTATTTCCAACTAGTGATCTGCGGTTAAATAACGCACCTGAGATCGGTTTGATTTCGTCTCGGTTAAATCGCCAAGTGTAGCAATCGTGAAACGCAACAGAGCGAGCGACGTTACAAATTGCCGCGACTCTTTCGCCGCCAGATACATTCGCATCATCAAACGTGAACGTAAATCCGCCAAGTTCAGCGCTAGATAGTCCATCATAAATACCGTACAGCTCTGGCAAGTCCACCGTACTAGTTGTTTCGTTTCCGCACGCTATTAGCGTATAAGCCGCGGCGTCAGCAAATGAATTCGTTTCTGTTAGCGTGTTCAAGTCGTACGTATCCGCGCCCCTATCGTAAGTTGGCAGTTTACGGCGATAGTCACAGTTAATTTTTTGGCCAGCTTGGTCAGAACCCAGTAGCGTTGCTTTTCGCTGAACTAGCAATAACGTTGCATCGCCAAAATTTGGTTGACTGTACGGAGTAACCGATACGATCGACTCAATTTCCAGTTTTTCGCTTGAGTTTTGACTAAAGTCCACAACGCCAGTTAATCGACGAACACGTGCGCGATACTGCGTGCGTGTCATGCCTGGGTTTTCTTCCGGCTCAAATCGAGTAGTGATAAATTGCGGATCTAGCGTGTTTTTTGTGATGCTTTCTGTTTTCTTCCAGCTTAAACCAGTTGGCGTGCCGTTAGCGTCCAGTGCTTCAATTTGAAACTCAACTTGTAGCGTGATCGCGCCGCCGTCATGATTTCTAACGCCAAGCGGTGCACGCCAGTGAAACCAGATCTCCCGCGCGTCTTTGCCAGGGACATCAAACCATCCTACATAGTTATCATTCACGTTTTCACTTGTAGTTCTTACAATTGTGCCCGATACATCAACAGGCGTGCTCGGCAATACCGTTAAAGTATTAAACGTGATAGTTGCAAATAGTTCGCCGCCGCCACCCTGAAAGTATTGAACGAATGTGATATCTACATATTCCTCAATTAGCGTGATAAAAGTCGGATCGGTCTCTGGCGGCTCGGGCGGTATTTCTTGTACTGCTTTGACGTACATGTGACCACCAGCCTTGAGCGCCAAGTCTCGCGCGATATTTCCGTCAATTGTTACATAGCCATTAGTGCCTGGATTGTTCGAGCCAATGCTAAAGTTCAATCCTGCTCGCAGTATCTCTGGATCATTTGGTGCGAGTAGAATTTGGCCGTCAACATTTTGCGAGAATTGATGAGTTGTCAAAAACTCACTTGGAGGGGTAGCCCCAGGCGGATACACTGTTGCGTCAGAATCGGGAATACTAGCAATATCTGTTTCACCGACGCGCACCTCTGGAATATTAACCTCACCCGCGCTAATGCAAAATAACCCAACTTGGCGTTTGATGTTATTTTGATAGTAGTAATAGCTTGGCTGAATAAAGTCAGGGTATGAAACGCCGTAACCAAAACATTCAGGGATAGCTTTGTTCGGCCTAAACTCGTTACTTGCTGCATTTAGTTTGTTGTTTGGCGAATCGCTACGGCCCTCTGCTTGGCCTGGTAGTGTTGGCATGTTTAGGTATGCATAGATAGATACAGCAACAGACACTACCGCAATCACGATCGAGACTACAGCCAGTGCACCTTTGGGGCGGTTAACGATTGCAATCTGATCTGTTTCACCGATAGTGAAATTAAGCGCGTCCTCGTTTAATTTCTCTGCGTCACTCTCAAAGATTGACTTTCCATTCAGTATAATTGTGCAGGCCAAGTCTCCGCACATAACGTGGGATTCGCCAAAGCGATCAAATAGCCAATCATAGAAATTAACGCCAGCACTTACTCGATAAATTGCTGGGCGTGTTAACCCTGATGGATCATGCTTGTGGGAAATTAGTGGCATATTCGTAATATCTCGCTGTTGGGTAAATTCTAGTGAATGACCTTATTGTATCATGTCTCACGCCTAAAGCACTTGTCGCGTGCAGTACGCGGCCACATAGAATGCGCCCCACGTGTTCAATTCTGCCTTTGCGATCAAATACGGCGGCAATAGCACCATTTTTAGGTCTGCACTCCTGGTAGCATTCCATATCTTCCGCGCCTTTTGCGGCCTCGGTTGTCGGGCAGTCTGGGTTTGCGTACCCTGCTATTTGAGGTAGTTCGACGCCCTCAACTTCTCGAAATGATGCCATGACCAATCCCCAGCAGTCACACCCGCACTCCGACTCCCCTCTATTCACCCACGCAACACCGATAAATTTATCGCAGAACTCAGATTCAGTCATATTAAACCTTTGCCTTTGTGCCAGGGAAATCATTGCCATTATAGCGCCTAGCAACTTGAACACCGCGTGGGTTTGCTGTATCTAGCGTAATTGCCACAACGTCAGATTTAATGGCTATATTGCCCACTGAAAGCGTAATGGGCGCGCGATATGGAACATCTAGGTTATCACTTAGATAGTAAGTTACAGTAGCCTCGATCGGTATCATCCAGCCTAGCGGGTACTTGTCGATAGTTTTTACCATTTGCTTGACCTGACTCCCAACGCGTCCAAGTTGGATCTCATAGTTTACAGAGCAGCGATCGTCTTGAATAGTTTCCATGACTTCCATTGCTGCGGCTTGGTATTCTTTTCCGGCGAAAGTCTTATCATAAAACTGATTTCTAACGTATCGCTTTGCACCGCAGGCAACGTGAGATAGCTCAAGTGTCATGTATTCAATTAGTGTCGGCTTAGTCGCAAAGAACCGTCGTTGACTTGTCATCCGTTTAATCCCTCATCAAGCAAGCTAGAACCCAAATCAATATCACCGCAGTTAGTGGCCCACATCGCATCAACCTCTGTTGCGTAATCAAGATCGGTCGATTGAACATTGCGAGTTAGCAGCCTTGCCGCGTAAGTGTAAATACCGCCAATAGTCTTGCCCTGCAATTGCGGATAACCATCTGCGGTGAATCGGCACTCTACTGTCGACTCACGACGTTCTTCATTGATGATTGGCCCATTAAACCAAGGCGATAGGAAGCGAAACTTATTTTGCTTTAGCCATAACTGAAAGCGGCGTGCGTCCCCTTCTTTGAATTGATACGTGACATTATGGAAGGTTGGTGCGTCATCAGTGAAAGGTTCCACGAATGAAGGGCCAGCCGCAACAGGCGACTCGCGAAAGCCAACCGCCTCCTCTCGGCTATATCCCGCCACAAGTGGCCCGCGTAATTTTTCGGGCCATGAAATTGTTGTCATTATCTTCTTCCCCCAACTGCTGAAATATTATTTGCTGTTGTGTTGCTAGTGATGTTTCGCATAACTCGGCTGTTTGTGTTGCCAGTTTGTCCGATCATAATGTCAATCACGTCCTGTCTTGTTACTGGGTCTTGGCTCGCTCTCGCGTCGACATTCGCACCTGAGTAATTATGCACATTAATGATTGGAGCGCCACCGCCGCCGCCACCACCTCCGTTCATCATTGACTTCATTTCCGAGTTGGAAAATACTTTACCATTATTGCCTGGAATCATTAAAAGCTCTGGCTTGTTCTTTTCGCCGACTTCGTAAGTTTGCCCCGCCATGACTGAGCCACCATGCTCTCGACCAGAGTAAGTAGCTGATGAAATCGAACTTGCGACTTGCGCTCCTGCCGCTGCAACTGCTGATGCGCTGGCGATTTTCTCTGGCAGAGTGAGACCACCCCAAGCCATTGCGTCAGATATCGCTTTACTTAGGTTTAAACCCGCCTGGGCTATTGCAAAGCCTTTTGAAAGTGCAAACATCGCTTTAAATGATGCTGATTGCTCACCCTCTGCATTCTTGAATACCGCGGCCAATTGGTCGAACGAGCCAGCAAATGTACCTAGAGCGGCAGCTGTGATTTGCTGACGTGCCATTTCACCATCTCGGCGCGACTGCGTTAGTGCATCTTGATAAAGTTGTTCGCTAATTAATCCTTGTTCGCGTAAGTTGTCTAGCTTTTCTTGCTCGTCACGGAACTGTGCGATCTCTGGCGATTCGCCGATACCACGCCCTACTACATCCTTAGCAAAGTCAACACCCTCACCAATGCGCTTAGCTCGCTTGGCTGATTCACGGCGTCTCTTGTCTTGTGCTGCTTCCTCTTTATTTGCCTCTCGTTGCGCCCTTGCATTCTCGCGTCGCGCCTTTTGAGTCTCACGTAACGCCTTGGCTTTCTCGCGCTCAGACTCGGACTCTTTGGCATTAGCGATCATCTTGTCGAATGATGCCGCTATTGAATTGCGCACCGATTCAGATACTCCGTCCTGTGCAGCCTTCTCTAGTGTTAGTGCCTTTTCGTGCGCCAATGACTCAGAACGCAATTTAAATACGCGAGTTGATAGTGAATCGGCTAGTTTTTGGTATTTATCAACCGAATTAGACGCACCTTCAAACTCGGCGCTTCCATCCTTAACTGTTTCGCTTAGAGCTTTGATTCGAGTTTCGCCCTGCTTGAAGGCAACGCTAAGATCGATAATCTTCCCTGCAAGCTTAACGCCAGCTTCGGTATTATGTAACCCTGCGTCGGTGGCTGATTTAAGTGCATTTTCTAGTCTGTTGAAATTTTTAACACTTTGATTTGACTCAAACGAATTCGCCGCATCGCTCAGCTCAATGAATGATTTAACCGCCGCGCTAGAGCGATTGCCAAATAGATCTTGAGCGTAATTCAAGCCGCGGAATTCATCCACGTAAGAGTTTACCCCCTCCGCCGCTTTCTTCATTGCGATTTGCTGTTCAGCTAGTAATATCGAGATCTTAACGTCAAATAGTGACTTCGATATATTGCGCAGCTCTAGCATCTTTTCAGAGTATTCGGTCACACCATCTGCTGAGAGCGTCATTGCCGCGCGTAGGTTTTCCGTTACTTTTTCCACTTCCTCGAT